TTTTACCCAGCGCGGTGATATTGGCTTGATCGACGCTGCCGGTGGCGCCGATGCTGGAAACGATAGCGACGGTGCAGACGTATTCCAACCCTTCCTGAATGGCGGGGCTGGCGTAGCTGGCCTCGTCAACGGCGCGGGTGTCGATGACGGCGCCGGCCTGTTTGACGATGACGCTGTAGCGGTGCAGGTAGGGCCAGCTTGGCTCGTCCCAGGTCAGGCGGATGCGGCTGGCGTAGGTCCCGTTTTCGAGTTGGTACACTTCTTCCGTGGCCGCAAGCCCGGTGACCGTGGGCGGCGCGGCGGGGCTGGGGAGGTTGGTGTCGGGATAGGTGGGGTCGCTGGCGACGCTGTCGCTGTAGCAGGCGGGGTCGTATTCGGCGAGCTGCAGGCTGTAGCGTCCGAGATCGCCACTGATGCCCAGCACGCGCATCTTTTTGGCAGCGAGGCCGATGGGGTGAGTGATTTCGACCACGTCGCCGAGTTGCAGTTTTGCGCCTTCGTCAAAAACATCGATGCTGAATGACAGATCCGCGAGCCAGAGCTTGTTCAGTCGTTCGGTGGCTTCGCGTTGGGCTTGGCTCGCGCTCTGGATGCCGGGCAGGGCAATCTGGCTATCACGCCGGACAGTGGTACCGGCAATGACGCCATCGGCGTAGGCATAGACCGATTCTTCGCGCCATGGGAAGGTGCTGGTGTCGGTGTAGCGTAGCTCGATCACCGTGGGGGCTTGCGCGACGCCGCGTTTTTTGAGGTTGCCGATCTTGTGGATCTGGCCGCTGGCATGCAGGAAGGCGGCATCCGTGCTGCGTGGGCGATCGGGGATGAGCAGGACTTCGGCGGCTTCCATGAGCACCCAGCAGCCGGCATAGGTGCGCAGGGTATCGACCCACTGCATGACCGGGCGCACGCTGTCGATGGCCAGCCCGATGATGCGGCGCTTGACGCTGCTGACCAGCTCGTCGCAGGCATCGCGCGCGGCGATCAGGCTGGCGTCGTTGACGGTGCGGCTCAGGCCGTAGGTGGTGGATTCGAGGAAATCAGCGAGGCACAGGGCGGGGTTATCGCTCCAGGCGGTGACGCCTTCGCCGTTGCGGACCTTTTTGCCTTTGATGACGGCGGCGATTTGCGGCATGCCGGTGTCGGTTCCGGCGGGGATGGTGAATACCGAGTAGGCAATGTTGACCAGGGCGTCGCTGTACGCATGGCCAATGGCGGCAAAGGCGGCGACGAGGGTGGCGTCGGCGGTTTGTGAGGGCGAGCCGAGATAGTCGGTGCGCGTAACGCCGGCCGGGGTGGTCTGGTCGTTAAATTGCACGCTGACGATGGAGTCAATCGTGCCTTCGCCCCAAATCGCCTGAATCACCCAACTGCCGCCATAGGGGACGACGTTGGCGATCTGCGCGCCGATGCGCACTTGGCCATACAGGATGCGCAACGGGGCGTTTTGCGCGGCGACGGTGAGCTGCGTTTCCTGCGGCGGGGTGGCGGCGCTGTTGATGACTGGCGCGGGCGCGACGACGGGCGGGGGTGCCGTGGTCGCTGTTGCCCAGGAGACGCTGGGGAAATAGACCGGCATCAGACCTCCGCGACCTCGATGCGCACGTTGGCCAGCCCGCTGCCGAGCGGCTGATAGTCAGGCTCGCCGGCAAAGATGCAGGTGTAGGTAATGCCATCCAGCGGCCAGATCAGATCGAATTCGCCGGCCAGATTGGCGGCGTGGAAATCCTCGAAGACCTCGCGCTGGGCGCTGTTGAGCGCGGTATGGGCGAGCGAGAAGCGGCGCTTGGCGGCGGTGAAGAAGACCCGGCCACGGGCGGCGCCATTGCTGGCGCGATCGACCATGCGGTCGGTGATGTGCGCGACGCGGCTATCCGTGGTGATCGGCAGAGAGGTTGGGTACGTGGGCATCAGCGGATCTCGCAAAGGGCGGCGGCGCCCTGCATGCAACAATGTGATCCCCCGATCCCACCTTGCATGAAAGGCACCGCCATGGACAATGAACGCTTATCCAGCATCGAAGACGCCATCACGAAACTCGCGCGCGGACGCATGACCGACACGGAAAATGTTTACAAATTGATCGAGCAACTGGCCGACACCCAGCGCGTACTTGGCCGCCTAGTGGTCGAACTGATCGGCATCGCCGGGTCGGCTGCGCCAGAACAGCTTCAAGCGCGCAAGCAAGTTCTGCACAGTCTTGCCGAACAACTGAAAGGGCCTGACGAGTCCTTTCGGCAACTGCTAAATCAACTTCTTCAAGCACCGTAAGCAAGCTCATCATCAGCGCTCCAGGAGGTATGTTTGCTGGCCGATGCTGATCTTGGTGCCGGCGGGCAGCAGCGTGTTAAAGCCGGTGCTGGCATTGATGAAGCGGCGCGGGCTGTAGAGGGCGCGACTGCCCTGCCCTGCCAGCGTGATGGTGACGCGCCCGCCGATCTCGCACCCATCGCCAACGCCGTTAAATTCTTCGACCGGCTCGACCACGCCGGCCCAGACGGCATAGATGCGGATGGCGCGATCGGCAATCCCTTCGTTGAGCACCAGCGCGCCGTAGTCGAGCAGCGCATTGCCCAGCGAGAGCGAACCGCGGGCGTCGCCTTTTTCGTCGCGCGTGAGGGCGGATACCTTGATGTCGGCAGCACTCCAGGTGTAACCGCCCCAGCTGATGTCGCCGAGTGTGGAGAGGCGCAGCGGGGTAGAAAAATCCACGAACACCAGATAGCCCGGCCGGGTAAGGGTCAGGCCGAGTTCGGCGAGCAGCGAGGGCGAGAGGGTGCGCATTAGCCGCCGGTCCCGATGGCGACGGTCTCGACCTGCGCGGGGCCGTCGACGCGGACGTTGACCCCGACATCGACGCGCTGCGGGATCGAGCCGGCAGCGGCGATGGCGGTGGCGGCGCGGCCCATGGCGGCATCAATGAGAGTAACGATTTCGGTATTCAGGGCGCGCTGGTTGTCGACAATGCTTTGCTGTGAGGCTTCGTAGCGCTCTTGCGCCAGTTGCTCGCCTTGCTCGAGCAGGGTGATAAAGCTGTCGGCGCTGGCGCGCTGTTGGTCGGCATCGAGCACGCCGTAGCCGGACATGATGGAGGTATTGAGCCGCTGCGCGTACTGGGTAATCAGCTCGGGGTCGGTGAGCGTGGCGAGGGTGTCGCGCAGGCGCGCGGCTTCGCGATCGAAGAAGTCGTACTTGCCTTGATCGTCCAGAACGCTCAATTGCACCGATCGGATCGAATCGCCGAACAGGGCGGCGGTACTGCCCATGGCGGTCTGGATTTGCTGCACCAGTTGCAGTTCGGTGGCGTAGCGCGCCTGCATGGCGGTACCGAGTTGCTGCAGGCTGCCGAGCGAGCCATCCGAGGCGGCAGCCAGGTCGCGCAGGCCTTCTTCCGATTCTTGCCAGACACCATACGCGGAGAGGCCGGCGCGGCGGGCGTCTTCCATCATGTCGGGAAGGTCGCCAGTGACAATGGATAGGGCGCGCACGGTTTCGAGGATCTGACTGGCTTGTGTGCCACCCATGTCGGCGATGTTGAAGGCGTCGAGATACTGGTCGACCAGGGTGTTGATGTTGGTGGCTTCGAGCGCGGCAAGGATGGCTTTGGCGGCGACGCCGGCGGCGTTTTTCTGCCACTCGCCACGGCCGAATTCGTCCATGTCGAAGCGCTCCTGGTCGCCGACACGGACACGGAAGCGGGTAAAGTCGCTGGCGGTGCCTTGGGGGTCGGATTCGCCGATGAAGGCGGCGCTGATGGAACCGGGGGTGCCACCAAAGCCACGGATCACGTCGGCGTAGGATTGCTTGATGGAGGCAGCCAGGGCGTCGATTTCGCCGCTGCGAGTGTTGGTGAAGTCGGCGGTGAGGTCGCCGCCGGAGGCGAATGACTTGGGGCCACCGCCGGGGGATGAGAGCGCCGATGCGATGGCCAATCCGGCGGCAAGGTAGGGCAGCGCCGCACCGGCATAGGCACCGAATGCCGTGCCGGCCGATGCCCCACCAACCGTGCCAACCGTGCCGCCGATGGCGCTGGCAGCGGTAAAGCCGCCCAGACTGCCAGCCGTGAAGCCGCCACCAAAAGCGCCCAGCCCACCAGCTAAACCAGCCAGACCAGAGACGCCGGAAAGCGACGATCCAGCAGACATGAGCGCCCCGCCCAGGCCGTTGCCGCCGAAGTTTCCGCCAAGATTGCCTAGTCCAGCAGCACCCATGAGCGACTGCACACCGCCTTGGATCACGGGCTTTAACACCAGCGTGCGGAAGTAGTCTTTCAGCAGCTCGCCGGCACTCTTGCCGCCGCGCATGATTTCGTCGGTGAGTGAGTCGCCGATCTGCTCCCAGGCGCGCTGCCATTCTTCTTCGGATTTTTTGGCGGCAGCAGCATTTGCCTCGAGCAACTCATTGCCGGCCATGGCATCACGCAAGCGCTTGCGCGCGGCGATTTCCTTTTCGAGATTGGCGGCCAACTCCTCTTGCGAATCGAAGCCCTCGACCATGGCGTGCTGCTCTTCGAGGCGGGCGATGATTAGCGATTCAATTTCTGTTTTTGTTTTGCCGTAGGTCTCGAGTTCGAATTCGGCGGCGCGGGCCTTGTCTTCCAATGACCGGACATGGTCTGCAACAACTTCCTTGGCTTTTTCGGCAACCTTTACCCAATCTTCTTCTTGCTTGCGCGCCTTTTCACTGGCCCGCGCGGATTTCTCCATGCCGGCAGCGTGATCTAGCGTGACCTTCAGTTGCTCATATTGCTTGGGCGTGAGCTTTTCTTTCGCGACCAACATCATCTCTTCGGCGCGGGTGAGCTTGGCGCCTTTTTCGGCGGTGGCATCAAGCTGGCGTGCGTATTGCGCGGCTTGCTCGGTGAGCTGCTTGAAGATGTCGGGGCCGGCAGATTTGGCAGGCTTGCTATCCGTCTTCAGCAAATCCATGATGCCGGGGGCAATTCCGGCCGCTTTGCGCGCGATCTGGTTTTCGATTTCTCTGATCTGGCCCTGATTGCCGCTGATTTTTACTTCAGGGTTGAGTTGTTGCAGCACCTTGAGCTTTTTGGTCAGCTCATCAACGCGCTGGGTGTAGAGCTCGATTGTGGCGGTCGACTGATCGGGGACCGCCAGCACTTCTTGCGCGGCCTTCAGCTCTTTGGTCAGGCCACGGATACGCTCTTCAGCCGACTGCCCGCCGGCGGCACCGAGCGCGGCTTCAGCAAATGCTCGAAAGAACCCGGTGCCGGCCTTTTGCGCGGCGATAAAGGATTCTGTTGCGCTGTTGAGGCTGGGGATCAGAATGTTTGCAAAGGAGGCGCCGACCTCTTTCGAGATAAGGCTGATCTGCGCCAGGTTGTCGTTAAATTTGTCGGCACCAGGCGCGAGTTCGGCCATGGCCTTGCCGTAGGCTTCCGAGCCTTTGGCGCTGCGATCCAACCCTTCGCTGCCCTGATTGAGCAGGGGGATAAGCTCTTGCCCGGCTTTGCCGAATAGCTTGGTTGCCAAGGCCGACTTCTCGACGCCATCGGGCATATCCTTGAAGATATCGGCGAGCTGCCGCATGGCGACATTGGCGTCTTTGGTGTCGATTCCTATCTTGGCAAAGGCGGCGCCATTTTCAGTAAGGTTTGACGAAAGGGTCTTCATCCCTTTCGCCACGCCTTCGAGACTCGATCCGCTTTGATCGGCGGCGAGCTTGTACGCGGCCAAATCTTTGATAGCGATGCCGGTTTTCTGGCTCAGGTCGTTGAGGCCGTCGGCGGCATCGATGGCCTGCTTGGCGATGGCACCAAAGGCAGCAATAGCCGCGCCGCCGGCAAAGCTGCCCAGGGCGGTATTGACAGCATGGGCAGGATTGACCAGCGCACCGAGGGAGCCGCCGACCTTACCCAGTGCAAACGAGGCGTTGTCGACGGCGGTGATAACAATTTCGGTTTTATCCATGTGCCTTCGCCTTGAAATCCCGGATCGTTACCAGTTGTTCCACCAGTAATTCCTTGTCATCCAACCCGAGCAGATCCATGACCTGATCCAGCCCGGCCCAATCCAGCCCGCCGAGAAACCGGTAGGCGCGCAGGGCGAGCACCGATTCGCGCGGTAGTGCCCCTGGCGGGAGCGTGGCGATGCGCGATCGCTCCAGCCAGGCCGTCAGTTTTTTGTGACGGTTGCCTTCATCTCGAGGTACGCCGACCATTCGGCCTGAATGGCCTCAGACAGCGGACCCCACAATTCGGGCATGTCGTCGACGTAGTCGGCAAACAGATCGGCCACAAACGGCTCAGGCTCCGGATCGCCACCAGGAACCAGATCGGCATTGGTCAGATCCCAGCCCACCGTAAAGCGACGCACCAGCTCGATGCGGGTCATGTTTTCCAACATCTCGGCCGGTTTGGGCCGGCGGATGGTGTAGGCATGCCCGCCGATCTCGACCACTTTCTCGCGCGCCTTGCGACGCGCTTCGAGGGTTTTGCTGTCAGCCATGGCGGCTTAGGCGGCGTAGTTGGTGATCGGGCCCAGCATGGCGATCTTGGCCGGGCTGGTGGTCACGCCCTGATTGCTGCCGCCGGGGGCGCCGGTATAGCCGACGGTACCGAAGAACAGCACGAAGGCACCATCAGGCCACATGACCTTGAAGCCCCGATTGGCGCGCGTCTGGAAGGCGGTAATCATTTCCTTCTGCGCGGCGTTGGCCGGGTCCCACTGCATGGTCAGGTTGTACGACATGGCCGAGGCGCCGACGACGATCTCGGTGTCGACCGTGTCATTGACGGTGGTCGTGGGGACGGTCTTGATGTCGCCACCGGATGGCGAAAAGTCTTGCACGCCGGTGATGGTGGTGCCCAGGGTGAGTTTCTTCGCGGTACCGCTGCTGAAGATGCCGAACAGCGTGGTGTCAATGCCGGCACTGCCATCGACATCGCAAAGCCGGAAGCTGTCAGTGGCGACGCCGACGACCTTGAACAAGCGGCCATGAACTTCGGTCATGCCTTGAACTTCCATGAGCACGATGTCGCCGTTGCTGTAGCCGTGGGCGGTCGATGAGACGACGCCGGGGTTGGCGTTGGTGATGGCGCTGACGGTCTTGGCGGCAGCGATGGCCGACTGCATGTAGAGCTTGAGGCCGGAATTGGTGTGGATGGTCATTTTGTCTTGCTCCTTGAGTGTTACAAAGCGATATCAGGGGCGCCAGCGGCGGTAAAGCACTGGCCGATAAACTCGATTTCGATCATTCCGGCGGGGCGCTCCAGCCCGGCGTCGGTTTCGCGCGAATCCCGTGTGAGCTCCACCGGGCTTTTGATTAACCCGCCCAGCGTGCCGGCGGCGTTCATGGCGACTTCGACTTCGTAGTGCATGGCGCCCAGCACGGCGGAAATCCCGTCAACGTCTTTTGCATAACCGGCCACGGTGATTTGAATCTCACGCTGCTGCACGCCTTGCACATCGGTCTTGACACTTCCCGTGCCGACACGCACGACCAGGCGCGGGTCGGTGACGGCCTTGACGGCAAGGAAGTCTTCGTCGACGCGGCTGCCGGTCGTAGCAAGGCCGGTAACTGCTGCCACCACGGCACTGCGGATCTGGTCGTTGATGTGGGTAGGCATCAGGCGGCCTCGTTCAGATACAACTCGAGCATGCCGTAGCCATCGGGGCGCACGGTTTCGACGGTATAGCCGTTGCCGCCAATGGTGATGGCGGCGCCTTCAGCGTCTGCCGGCACCGTACTGGCGATGATGCGCAGGCGCGGCCGGGTGCCGGCCATGCCCATAGCATCGGTGTAGGCAGCGTCCAACATGCCCTCCACTACCACGCCACCGCCGAAGTCCGCCGTCGCGTTGGCCAGGTGGCTGGTCACTGCGGCGTTGATGCGGGCTTCGATGGCGGCGAAGGGTGTGGGCATGATTACGGCGTGACGGTGCCGGGGGTGCCGGTGAAGAGCACATCCATGGTGGTGACGCCGTTACCGGCCGCTTCGAAGGCGACGGCGCTGGCGCCGGAGACATCGCCGGATGCCGGGGTGGCCGCGTTGTCGTCGAAGGCGGCAGCGCTTGCGTCCCACACCAGCGTTTCGCCGATGGCGATCACAGCGCCGGAGACTTTCGGCACGGTATGGACGCCCGTCAAGGCGACTTCGCCGACGGCGCCGTTGGCGATGCCTGCCGTAGCGACGCCGAGCAGGTTGCCCACGCGCACCACTTGACCCGAGGTCAGCGTGGCGCCTGCGGTGATGGTGATGACATCACCCTTTTGCACATATTTTGCGGTCATTTCAGGTTCCCTTCAGTGTTTTGGGGTGGTGGGGTTAGTTGCCTTTGCACAAGCCACGGAAATCGATGGCGGCGGCGGCAAAGTCGAGACGGGCTTTGATTTCCATGCCATCAACTTCCCATCCGTCGCGGGTTTCGAGATAGACACCCTGGTTGCCTTCGAGGTAGGCGTATTCGATGGTGTCGATCTGGCCGGGGGCGGCCGCCGCATACCAGGCGGTGGCCGATGTGGCGTCCAGGCGCGGTTCGGCGATCACTTGCAGGGTGCCAGCGAAGGGGTTGATGTTGCTGCCCGCTTCGGCCATGTAGGCGGTGCTGGTGAATTGCTGCGCGATGGTTTCCAGCGCGGCCGGCACTAGCAGATATTGCGGCGTGACGTTGATGATGCGGCCTTCGATGCCGGTCTGCTTGCGCATCGCGGCACGCACGACACCCAACTGCGCGACGCTGATC